GCTTGCGTTATTAGAAAGCTCTATTATAGCGTCAAAAGTTGAACCTCTTACAAAGTAATATATTGAATCTGTTTTTTCGTCAGCAACAGCGCCAACACATTGAAAAGTTCCGAGTGTGCCAGAGTCGCTAATAGAGCCTTGTGGTAATATTTCGTTACCAAGAATATTTTGCACTACACCAACATCAGAAGAATCGGACGTGGTAACTTGTATATTCATTGCGTCTCTATACTGACCATTAGGTATCATTCTTTCATCAAGGTCTTTATTCATCTTACCTTGAGTAAAAACATTTTTAATCTCCGGCATATATTAATGTTTTATCCACTTAGATTTACCTCTAAGTATTTGAGTAATTTCTTCTATTTTAATATTAGACAGTCTTAATTTGGCTTTTCTAATAGCTGCTGTCTTTTCTTTTTGGTATCTACGTATAACGTATTCTGGAACACCAGGTCTCATACATGTTATAGCGTAAAATATCCATTTATACATAGCTTCTTCAGCAAACTTATGTACTTTCATCTCCTCATCAGTGCCTAATCCATCGCTTATGTATTTTAATATTATTTTTTTACCACTTACGTTAGAACTAAAATGTATTAATCCCATATTTTCGTCTATATAAAAAGAACCGTTAACCTGCGCGTTTTCAGGGTTTATTCCGTATCTTTCACCTCTTGTCAAGTCATAAGTACCGTCATCATATCTATCTATGTTGTCGTTAGGAGTGTGCGTACTAAAGTTATTCCACGTTGTAGAGTCTTCTTCGCTATATATAGTTCCATTAGGTGCTAAATCATAAGCACCGTCATTTTTAGTTTTATACAGTTCAATATCTTTTACACTAATAGATTTTATATTTGCGTTACCATCGCTTAACTGTATTGTTATCCATCCCTTTGTTGTTGTAGCTGTAGCTTCGTCCCAAATAAAAGTACTTGTAGCCACGCCTGTTGTAGATATAGCTGTATCTAAGGTTTTATAAGAAATATTACCATCAGCATATATCATTATTTTCAAATCAGAACCCGTTAAAGAATTAGCACTCACACTTGTTACGTTGTAAGTAAAAGTATACTCTTCACCATCTTCAAAATTTACAGCTTGTTGAAACTTTGGACTAGTAGCCGCGCCCAAACCGTTAGAGGTTAATAATACACCATCAGTATCAACGCTCCAATTTATTTGCGTTTCATTAAATCCTGCACTAGCGTTACTAGTAGCACCGTCTACATTCCAAAACTGCCAATTACTAATACCGTTAGTAAAATCACCATTAGTTATCAAGTTAGAATAATAAGATCCGTCTGAATTTTGTAGTATAGGCGTTGGATTTGATGTTTTAGAGGTTGGTAGTAATCTATGTTCTATACCAGCAGAATCAACCCAAGATATATTAGTATAATTAACATAGTCTTGAGGAAGTTTTAATGTTAAAGAGGGAGGAAGTGTTGTTTCTTGAGATTTTACAGATTTAAACGTATCAAAAGAAAGTTCTTGCATAGCTCGTTGTGCGTGGAACGCTACTTCTGTTTTCTTTACTTTACCTATAATTTTATCAGCCCCAACATAAATCGCCATAAATTGATTGATAATATCGTGTAAAGATGTAAATTGATAACCACCAAAACTACTATTGTTATAATAATTTTGTTGAGTTTGATTGTCTAATAATCCCATTTATTTATAATTTTTCTTGTTGTATGTTTTCAGCATCTTCAGTCGAAGCAACTTGATACATTGAGTTGTCTTGTAAGGTTATACCAGATAATTCTAATATTTTAATTACTAATTCTACCTCTTCAGAAGGATGTAACTCAAAATTAATCGAATTAGTACTATTATAAATAGCCTTACCCTGTACAACGTTATAAGCCCATTTTGGATTTTCAGGCTTTTTAATGTAATCTAAAATAATTTCTTCTGGAGTAAAACCAAACACTTGTATTATGTTTTGTGGTCTATCTAAAATATAAACAGGCCTACTACTACTTGGTTTAGTTAGAGGGCCTGATTGGTATTGTCTAATTTGTTTTTTACTAACTTTTTCAATTGTTAAGTTGTCTACTCTTACAGTTCCTAATCTATAAAGATCACTTATACTTGCTAAATTGTAAAAATCGTTATTAGAATTATAAGCTACAGGACTTGAAGTTTTTTCAAAAACACCTATTTTTTCTTCTAATATGTCAACCATATCAGCGTGTTCTGTGTCATTACCAGGCATTCTAGAAAACTGGTTTAAATCATAAAAGTATTGTTCAAATATATCTAACTGTGCCTGATTAGCAAATAAGTTAAATTCTTGAGGTGTAATATAACCTCTTTTTTCTTTGTTAGCCAAAGCTAAAACTTTTTGATATACCGTGTTTATGTTTACCATAATATTTTTTTAATTGTAGTTTGTAATCGCCCCGTAGGGCGACTACCACTACAGTTAGATTATTTTAATCTTTTTTCTATATTTGCATATATTTCCATACCTTCATCAGTTTTAAACCAATGCGCTAAAGCAGTGTATGGATGCTCGTCAAATGGTACTGTCATTAATTTTCTATCGTTAGAAGCCCATAAAAAGTTTCTTTGATCGTTAGATAATTTAATAATTCCAAATTCAACAGCTTTAATACCAAAGTTTCTAAGTACAACATTGTCATCATTAGCTAATTCTAAGAACAATCTAGGATTTCTTTTAGCAAACACTAATAAATCACGTTTTAATTCGCTAGAACTCAACTTAGATACCTTAGAACCGATCTCAGCTCTCATAACAGCTTCAGCTAAATCAATATCCATGTTTCTAGCAGCTATTAAAGCGTCTACTTCCATTTCCATAACATCAACTTGAGTTTCAGCTATTTTAGATGGTTTGTACTCTTCGTATACTTTGTCTCTGTGTGGGTGGTATAAAGATAATAGTTTTTGTAAAACTGTTTTTTCTTTAGGTACCATTAAAGCTCCGTTTCTAAATACTATATGTGATAATCTTTGGTCTCCTTTCATTTCATCAACAAAACAAGTTCTTTGATTTTCGCAGTATTTTAATTCTCTTTCGTAACCTTTTTCTTCGTCAAACCAATAAACGCCAGCGCTTCTAATTGCTTTACTTAATGGTTTTTTACCTCTTTTTAAATAATAAATTCTATTTTTTATTTCCCAAGAAGGTTTAATAGGTTCAATTTTTTTAGGTTTTGGTGTTTCAACAACAGGTGTTTCAACAACAGGTACCTCTACCTCTTCTTTTTTTGTTTTCTTTGCCATAATATAATATATAATAAAATTAATAAAATAAAAGGCCGAGGCCGAAGCCCCGGTCTTTTAATATATGAATGATTAGTTCATTAACATAAAGTTGTTAGCGCCTTGAGTAACTAAACATCTTTCAGATAAATAGTGTATCTCCATAGCGTCTAAATCAGAAGTTGCAGCTCCAACAGAACCAGTAACCCAAGTTTTTAGGTATCTGTTATCCGTTTGAGAAGCTCTAAATCTAACGTGTAAGAAAGGTCTCTTCATGTTTCTACCCATCATTTGGTCATAAACAGAAGATACTCCAGCAGGAATAATAACCCCTCTAATTCCACCCACAGTGTTTCTAGCGTTAATACCACCTCTACCATCTAATTGGTTTAAGTATTTCCAATCAGACTTGTAAAAGTCATAAGAACCTCTACGGAAACCAGAGAAACCTAAGTTAAGTGCCATGTCCTCAGAGTTATCAAATACTCCGTAAGAAGTACCACCTGATCCATAAGAGTTCATAGAAGCAAGCATGTCGTCCATAGCTAAAGCAGTTGCTCTATTAACAAACATCATATTTTCTTCAATAGCCCCGTTTTTATCAAACTCAGCTAAAATTGCATCAAACTCAGCTAAATCAGTAGCAGCGTTAACACCAGTTACACCAGAAGTTTGGTTACCTCTAGTTTCAATAGCGTTAAATAATCCTTGATGACCATTGTTAATTCCAGTTCCTAAGAATTCAACAACAGAGTTATCAGCATCAGCACCACCTTTAACAGTTTCTAACATTGACATTTCTAAATAGTCCATGAATCTCATTCTAGTTTCAGCTTCAGCTTTGATGTACCACATGTAACCACCAGTACCGTCTTCAGCAGAAACTTCTACCCAACCAATTTGAGCAGTATCAGAACCTGACACAGAGTATTTATCTTTTAAAATAATTGGTTTGTTAGTGTAAGTCAAGTGACTTGGTTCGTTTTGACCAATTCTACCAGTATCACCTTTAGCATACTCAGATCCAATGACTAATATAGTAATATCAGCATCACCATCAGAACCCTGTGCAAATCCTAAACCTGCAAGAGTTTCAGGGTTGTTATCATATACAGCTACAGAAAAATCAGCTGCTGGTGTTGTAACTGGATCGTCAGTAACAATAACTACAGCAGTACTATTAGCATCAGCGATCAATAAAAGATCGTTTTTTCTAATACCATGAGTAGTTGAAATTGCTCTACCGTCAATGTCAGTATCAATACCTATTTGACCACCGTTACCAGAACCTGAAGCTTGGTCGTCGTCATGCTTGATGTAACCTTTGTAAGCTAAGTGTAATCTACCTTGCTCTGACCAAATAACTTGGTCTGAAGTCATAGCCTCTTCAGCTCCGACTTGTCTTAAAAAACCTGCCATAGTTCTATTTCCGTAAGCTTCCGCTTCCGCAGCTAAAACATCTGGTAAGTATTGCTTCGCCCAACCGTCAGCGGCTGTTGTGAAGTCTAAATAATTGCTAGCTAGCGTTTTCATCACCGGTGAAGGTGTTACATTGCCAGCTGTTACGCCTGTAATTGCCATTTTTTAAATTGTTTTAATTTGTTATTTATTTTTTGATTTTAAATTTGAAATCATTAGAGTTTTCACCCACTACTTTAAATTTAACACCGCCAGTTTGAAACTCACCTGTATGCGCTTGTCTAGGATCCATATCTATATTTTTAGATTTAGATATACTATCCTTTAAAGCATCGGCTTTACCTTGTTCGTAGAAGTGATTTGCAATAGCATCAGCGTTCATAGCTGTAAACATAGACTTGTGATAACCTTTCGCATCTTCCATTTCGTTGTTATTATTCAAAAACTTTTTGATAAAATTAGTAATGTCGCTTTGCGATTGTTTAATATCGTTAATATTGTTTACATTGTATCTATATCTTTTATCACCAACGTTGTATTCAAATCCTTTAAAATTTTGGTTGAAAACTTCATTAGTTTTTTTATCGAAAATAGATTGAGAACGTTCATGTATTTTTTGTCGCTCTTCTGATTCATTGTTGTATCTATTAAAGAAATCAACAGCTTTTTGTTGTTCAGTGGTCAACTTTGACCCAGCTTTAATATCTTCATAGTATTTAGACTTCGCACTGTCCAAGTGTTGCCTTGCTTGAGCAACTTGCTCTTTTAGGGCTAATTTTTTTCTTTTAATATCTTTCTCCTCATCAACTTCTTCGTCATAAGAAAAAGTGTCTTCCATTAAAAAGTCAACTTCTTCAGAGTTTAAATGAGGTTTTGTTTGTTTGTAGTATTCTCTAAGTAAAGTATTGTCGTCATATTCAGAGTAATCTTGGTTTAATCTAACATAATCTTTTAAATCACCACCAGTTTCTTCCATAAACTGTAAAAGTTTTTCAACGCTTTCTGGTAATTCTATTCCTTCTTCTACAGATTCTTTTATTGCTTTTTCAGCCTCGACAGCTATTTCTTCAGCTTTTTGCTCGACTATCTCTTCGTTACTTACATCTTCTAATATAGGTGTTTCTTGTGTTTGCTTTTCCGGTTGTACTTCTTTTTGTTCTTGTGCGCTCCCGGTGTCCTCAACATTTACAACCACTCCCTCGTCGTTAGTGTTATTGTTTGTAACTTCTTGTTTTGGTTCATTTTCTTCTGGTTTTTGACTAAAATCAACTTTAATAACTTCGTCTTTTTTATTAAGTTGTTTCATTTTTGGTTTTTTCTTTACTTTTAATTTTTCGACTTTATTGTCTAGTTTTGGTTCTTCAGCAACTGGTGTTTCAGTTACTTGTTCTTGTTCTTTTTTTGCCATAATAAAATATTATATAATTAATAAAAATTGTTTATCTAGGTTCGTAAGCTCCTAAATCAAAACCACCACCTATTATATCATTACCTGAAGATTCAAAATCTTTAGGTGGTCTATCGTTTTTTCTTTGATCTATAAGTTGAGACTGTTGAGAAGCTTGCATTTTAGCTCTTTGATCTTTACGGTCTTCTTTCATAGAATCTTTTTGTGAAACAGTCTGTTGGTCCATTTGACGCAACTGCATATTATACATAAACTCTTGTTCCATTAACTGCTTTTTAATTTCAGCTTCTTGCATTAACTTTTGAGTTTCTAGTTGCGCTTTTATTTGTTCTAAACCTGCTTCAGCTTGAGACTTGGCAGATTCTTTTTGTACTTCTAACTGTGCTGCGGCTTGTTGTGTTTGCATATTAGCCTGGGCTTGCATTTGCATATTTCTTTCTGCTATAGCTTGATCTCTTGCTATTTTCTTTTGTCTACGTAGTTTTAAAAGCTGATTAGCAAGTTTTAAGTTTTTAATTTCTCTAATATCAATAGCATCTTCTAACTCTATTGATTGTTGTGCTAACGCTTGTTGTATATTGTTTTCAAGTAAAGCTTTTTCTTCTTCGTCTGGTGATAACTCTATAAATATACCAAAATCATGCATATGCATACTGGTTAAATCATCTAAAACTCCAACGTTGTTAGAACCTATAGATTGTATAAAAGTATTTCTCATTGGAGAAAATTCTAATACATCTGAAAGTCTAAGAGAAACGCACTCGCAACATTCAGCCGTTAAAAACAATCCAGCTTGTAATATATGTCTTGTAGCTGTATTACTATTAGCAGCGGCTAGTTTTTGCACACCCACCAATGCGTCTTTATCAGGCATACTACCATCTCTAGCCTCATTTAACCCGGTTACGTCACGGATCATTTGTAGGTAGTAATTATAATTAGCTATTAACGCTTGCATTTTTTGTCCACCAGCTCCACTGGTTATTTCTTGAATAGGTACTTTACCAGGATTCATATCTCCTTCTTGTGTCATAGACCTACCTATAACACTACCTGTTTGGAAAAACATATTTAAAGCTTCTTGTGGATTATAGTTTGTACCGTTACCTAAATCAACCTCAGCTAAACCATCTGCGTCTAAATAAACACCATCTGGCACCATACGAGACATTACTTGTTGTAGTTTAAGGTGTGTAAGCTGTATCATGTCAGCAAAACCTGTAATACGTTTTACTAGTGAATCTATTTTACCTTTATACATTCTAGGTGCTACTATAGAATAATTCATCTTTACCTTAGACATATCGCTTTTAGGTCTCATCATATTTTTTGACATTTCCCATCTAAGCAATTTATTAGTTCCTAAAACTAAAGCACCATCATATAAAACCTCTATTTGTCTAGATAATCTAGTATAATCTCCTTGTTTATCTTGCGGAGGATTAAAACTATCGTCTTTTTCTATTGTTTTATCAGCGCCGCTAGCTGTTTGTTTTACTTTGTAAACCTCGTTCATATAAGTTTTATAATTAAAATATAAAACCTGAACTTTGTTTTGATCTATTTTATTTTTTTCTACGTAAGAACTGTAATAATTTGATTGTTCTGGGGTCTTGTTATTAGATATTTCTTCTAAATCAGACTCTGCAAGATGCGGAAACTGTTTTGCTAATTCGTTTATAGGTATTGTCTTAACCTCACCTATATAATATATGTCATCAAAATAAGGTGATTCAGTATAAGAGTACACTAAATCAGCAGGATCAACGTAGTCTACAGTCACACCTTCAGATGTGTTAAATCCTGTTTTAACAGCCCCTATACCAAGAACAGTCAAATCATAATAAAATCTTTTTCTTGTTAACTCGTATTTGTTGTTTTCAAAAACAGTATTTAAAGCTTGTTCTTGAGCTATTTCTACGCTTTGCTTGTAGTTCAACTGCATGTGTAAGGCTAGTTCTTCTTTTGATTCTGGAAGAACATCTTTATTATTATTATACATGTCTAGGTTAAATGCCGAGGCTACAAAGTCATTAAACTCTTGATTGTCCATATCATCTATAATTGACTGCATATAAGAAGAACGTTGGGCAACACCAAATGGATCTTGAGAAAAAGCTTTTATATCATAAGTTCTTTGAGCTATACCGTTTACAACTATATCGACAAACTTAGATATAATTGGCACGGGCGTCCAGTCTAAATTCAAATAAGACAAGTCTCCATTTATAGATAACTCATCTTTATATTTCTGTATCGACTGTTCTCCTCTTGCGTACAAACGCAAAGAGTGAAAGTTGTTTTTATTATTTGTATATCTATGATAATTCCTATCAACGCTAAACCACTCGCTTTCTATAGCTTTGGCTATTTTTAAACCGTAGTCATAACTTAGTTTTTCAACATCGCTAACCACTTGACTAGGAAAATTATTATGTACAGACTCTGCCATATTTACTGTTTAATTATTTTTGACATACCACCAGTATTTGTATATTTGGATATATGTATATTCAATTTTTGTTTTTCTATCTTCGCGTTTGGCCTATACAAATGTCTATTACAAGCCATCACAGCCAAACCGCTACTTATCGTTGCGTCAAACTTAGTTCTTTTAGTTATATCAAATCTAGCCCAATCGTTTAACGTTCTATTAAAGTATATGTTACCGTAGTTTCCATCTCCTTTGTGACCGACGTGGTTTTGGATATACATTTCAATCGCTGCCGCGTGCGCTTGTTTTATATCTTCGCTAGAGTTAGGTATTCCACCTATTTCTTTTTCTGTTACAGAAAGCTTGTTCCAAAGTTTATCAGGTCTATTCATAGAGTAACCTCTATAACCCCTTCTTCTTAAATAATACAGAAGTCTTGGTTTGTTATTCTCACAAAGTAACGGCATACCGTAAAAAACCAAAGCCATTAACACATCTTCAAAAAATATTTCAGCGGTTGGTGGTCTTGATATATATTCTAAAAACATATGATTAGGCGGTGCGTCTTCCATACTAAACTTAGTTAACCCATGCAACGCGCCATTAGAACCTCTTTGATCTACCGTTCCTGATATATCGTAACTATCACAACCAAACGCACCTATATGTTCATTTGCTGGATATTTTACACCGTTTTTTACTATTATTTTATTTTGTAAATGCGGTGGTGGTGTCCAGCTTACTTTAAATCTACCTTTAGGATCTGGATAAAATATAACTTGAGTGTCTTTAGCTCCATTTACCCATTGAAAATTACCAGTATTTATATTAGCTGATGTTCCTATACCATCATTATAATCTATTTGTTCGTATATCTTTACTAAGTTAAATATACTGTTTTTAGCCTCATCTCTAAATGCATGTTCTTCAGTTCTTGGAAACTGTCTATAAAATTCATTTAAAGCATCTTGATCTGATTTTAAACCTTCTGCCTCGTTGTTCCAGTGTTCTACAATACCTATGTCTATTAATTCTTCATCTGGACCGTAGACATCTGCGTCAGGAGTATCAAATACTGGAAGTCCGAACTCATCAATAAATCCTTCGTAGTTCCATTCCATTGGGATAAACAAAGAGTATAAACCAGATTTTGTCTGACCATTTCTATTTCTTTGTGTGACATCTGATGCATAATATAGTTTTTTAAAGTTATCACCTCCTTTGTCTAAAGCATTGCTAGTACTACCCATCATACACTTACCAACTATTCTACTACCTAATCTTAAACAGGTTTTTGTAACTCTCCAGTTGTTTAATATATTATCAGGTCTTTCCCATTTACCACTTTCATCATGAACTAACAAGCTTAGTTTTTCACCATCATAACTATTGTCTCCCGTGTTTTTCCAATCAATAGTTGTATCTAACCCCTTTATATCTTCTAATTTTTCGTTAGCTGTTATTTTCTTTCTTGTAAATTTACTAGCTGGTACTCTATACGCTAATTCTGTTTTAGGTCTATCCATACCGTCTTGTATCGGTTTGAAGAAAAATGGATAATTAATACTAATTGGAACAACTTTATCTGTAAACATTTTTTTAGCATCAGCACCTGTTTTAGATAGTATACCATACCTACTATCACTTGATATTGTTGCTAAGTTAACGGTTTCCGCTGACGACATAAAAGAAAAACCAGATCGTCTATTTTTAAGATAACACATACCGTAGCATCTTTTATCCGCCTTACAAGCTTCCCAAAATATAAAAAACAATCTATTAGCTTCTCTAAAGTCTGGCGCACCTACATCTATTTTGCTCCATTGTAAGTACATGTAGTGTGTACCGGTTATCCAGGTTGGTTTATTATTATTTACAAACCAAAAACCTTCTTCTCTACGTTTAAACTCATCGTCTATATAATCAAACCACTGCTCTTTGTTTTCGTCTGGATAAGCCCTCCAATCAAATATGTTTTTAATTCTTTCTAACTCCTTAGGGTATTCTTGTTTTACCCATTTATTTTTCTCGTGCTTATATATTTTTTTAGGTGGTTTAGGTAACGCTATAACTAAATTTTGTATTTCTATAATCTCACCTATAACCCCGTTGTGAGACAACACTATTATATCGTGCTCTTTGTTATAACCGTACTTCCACTTCTTACCTCTATTCATTCTTGTAATAGTGGTTTTTTTAATAGGCTCTACAGTTTTAACTAAACTTTGCTTGTACATTACTTAGATCTACCTTCTGCGA